AGCTGCAAATCATCTTTTATTCCTTGTAAAGCCTTGAAAGAAACACCGCAGTCTACCATTATGTTTTTGTTATAAACCACGGCATTTCCCTCACTGCTTGAACCGATTACATTAAACATTATCAAAATCTACTTCTTCGGCTGTTTGCTTTTGTTCTGTTGGTTCTTCTTGCTGGGTTATTTTAGTGTCTATTACTTTCCTTGGAGTTACTTCTGTGGCTTCTATATCTATGACACCTTGCTCTTCGGAGGTATACATTGCCCCTAATTGTGCTGGGAATGCATCTCTCAATGCTTGAACCTTGGCTACTTTGGTTATCATTGTAGCTTTTTTCTCATTCCATGTAGATTGGTTTTTGTCATATTCTGATAAAGGAATTTTTGCCACGATAGGGAATTTTCTATCTTTTCTATAAACTTCTGCCCATGCACCTAAAATCTCATCATCTTTCAAATAAAAAGCACCCTCTACTTCTGTAATTTTCCCTTCTCTCAAAAGAATAAGCCCAGCTCTGATACCTTCGTATTCCTTGTTTGCTTCTGCTCTTTTCATTAGAGCCTCTTTAGATACCACCATTTGGGCTGGTTTGTCTCCAAATTTTATAAGATAGGCTTCGTTTAGGAATGGATTTAATTGGTTGAACTTACATACACTCATAAACTGCATTAAGTCTTGGTCAGAAACTGCTCCGTTTCCTTTGGTCAAATAATCCTTAATTATTCTAAATGATAGGGTAACTTCTTGCCCTGCTACATCATAAGTTACTTTTGGATTTTTTTCTTCTTGTTTTGTTATTTCTTTTGTTTCCATTTTTATAAAATTTCTATGTTGTTTTCTATGATGAATTGTTTTAGTGCTTTAAGCTGTTCTATTGTTCCTCTTACTCGGAATTGAGTTTCTACCAGTTTCGGTGTTTCTTCTACCTTTGGCGCTTGTAAAATTTCTTTTGGCGCTTCTGTAACTGGTGTTTCTACACGATTGGCAAGGGCTTCTTTTTCTGCTTCTATTCTTTTCAATTCCTCCTCTTTGGCTTTCTTTCGCTCTTGGGTTATTCTCAAAGCGTTCGCCATATCAAGGCTTTTCTTATAGTCGTGTAAAACTTCGGCTTTAAATTCATCAGACTCTGGAATAGATTTTAACAAGTCTAAGTCTTTATTTACACCCTCTACAAATGCAGAAATCGTTTCTTTTAGTGACTTTTCAGAAGCCGAAAGGGTAACATTTAGTTTTACTTGCTCAAAGGTTAAAAAGTCTATTTGGAGGCTTTGACACAATTCTGTGAAGTAAGATTTCAGTCTTTCCGCCTTGTCTTCTTTTAGTTTGTTTTCAAAGTCTGAGATTTTGTTTTTAAGGGTATTCTCTGCGTTGTTGTAGTGAGTTGCGATAAACTCTTTATACTTTTCCTCAAACTCTTGGTAAGGCTTCGTAACAGCGTTTTTGATGAATTTTCTTTGTTCTTCAAAGGCAGCAAATTCTTTGTTCAAGTCTGTTCTGATGCCTTTAACCGCCTTTATTGTGTCTTCTGTTACAAGTTGATTTTCTAAATTCAAATCCGAAATTCTCTTTTGAACTTCTTCGCCTACACTCTTGATTTTTTCGTAAATAATTACAGGCTCTTGCTGTAGTGTAATTAAATTATTTTCCATATAGTTTATCTTTTAAAAAACCACCGCCGAAAAAATTAAAATGTATAACAAGAAAGGTTTATTAGTATGGCTTGGCGGTGGTGGGGCGGGGGGTGGGGGGG